CCTATGTCCATCATTAATTGCTCTCATAGTAGCAATGGTAGCATTCACTTTACCACATCCACTCAAATAAATGGGATACCCTTGTATCCCTTCTGCTTCTTCAGGTAGAGCAATAACAAGTGCAGCCATTAAATCACAATACCCTTTTCTTCACGTAAAATTTTCTTATATGGACCATCTGGATTAAGTTCTCTCACTTCTTTAACTTCTTTTAGTAAATGATAAAGTCTAGCATCACCTCCCAATGAAAGTGCATTGACTATTGTTGCTAAATCTTTGTCGTTAATAGGTAAGTCCATTTAGGTAAAAAATGCCTCTAAGGTTACAGTTTTTTCTACATTCCAACCAATCGCATCAAGTATGATTTTGAGTGGTTCTAAGAAAGATTTGTTAAATTGTAGATCGTAATCAATATATCTGTCAAGACCAATTTCATGAGGGAAATCCTGAATGAAGGAGATAATATTCTCATGAATAATATTGGGTTTTTTCAGATAACAGAATTTGATCTTCTCACCATTCTGAATGAGGGAATACTTATTATCCAACTTATGCTTTTTAACATAATGATTGTATAATAATGCACCCCGTATATGTATAGGAGTTCCTTTTGCATATATTGTAGCATGTGCCTTATACTTTTCAACATCAGATGCAGATCGAGGAAATGATATATCTTCTGGTGGAAGTTTCTTAAACTCTTTACGAGACTTCTCAATAAAATCAATAACTTCATCTTCTGTTCCATTCATCATAATCTTGAGTGCATCCTTAATCATGGTGCGACAAGGTGCAGGTGTAGAAGATTTGACTGCCTCAATACCCATCATCTTAAGTTTGGGTTCTTCATATCTTACACCCTCACTATCCCATACATTTAGAATATATCTTTTCTTAGCAGTCCATATACCACGTTCAGCAATATTTTCTCTCTTCATCTGCATCTTCTGATCATAGGCACTTACGTAGTTGGCCAATTCTTGGTAAGAACTTTCAATATAAGGCTCAAATTGAGTTTCACACACCTTATTAAGGAACGAAACAACGCCTTCAGTAGTTTTCTCTCTGCCCTCGTATACAGCTTCAACCAAAGGACCGAGATGCAAATAAATGGAATCAGTATCTGAAGCAATAACATAATCAACACCTTCTGTTTTTAAGATCTTATTGACCTTCTGGTTCATTTTATTTTCTATCCAACGTATGGATACTTGTCCAGACAAAGTAATGGCTTCTGCATTAGCCAATTTGTAATAACGGAAGTACTGATTGCCGATAGCACCATAAGCACTATTAAGGGCAATCTTCTTTGCCATCTGGATATTGTTACACCTAGCAATCTCTTTGGTAAGAGTGTTTGATGGATTCTTTTCATACTCTTGTTTTGCTTGAAGCATCTTCTTCTTAAACACCACTCTATCACCATACATCTTATCCATCAACTCTGGTAGGAATCCACGCACATCTTTCCTATACTGTGCTCCATTAGCACATGTTGCATATTCTGGATTAAAGTCTGTTACCTCTTCGTTTAAGATCCTTTCAACGCTCGCACTGGGATGTCGAGTTTCCCTGATGGTCTCTGGACTGATATTGTACTGCATAATAAGATGAGGATACAGGCTATTAAGGTCAAAAGAGACCACCCAATCATACTTTCCTGGTTTCGGTTCCTTGACATAAGCACCTGCATACTTTTCGTTTTTTGCTGATCTATTTTTAGGAGGAATAACTATATTCCTCTTCTTTAAATAGTTATAAATGATGGTATCCCACATTCTTACCTGATAGAACACATCATTATAATTAACCTTAGCTTCATATGCCATAGTAAGAGCAAGCTCAATAAGCTTCATCTTACCCTCAAGTCGGTCAACAAGTTCAACGTCAATTATATTATATTCAATAAACTTCTGCCAACCCTTTGTGTAGAAGTCCTTAAATGTATCAAATTCAGAGTGGTCTAACTTCTGCTGACCCAACTCAACCTTTGCAATATAATCTAATCGATATGACTCTTGTGCCTTATAAGTAAACTTCTTATAAAGATCAAGATAATCCAACTGACAAACACCACCCACATCAAATGTTATATGCCTACGACCTTTGATATAAGTTTCTCCTTCAGATACAAGTCCCCAAGGAGAAAGTCTCTTCATCAACTTCTCACCCAATACCCTATTAATTCTACGGGCAATATATGGAATATCATATAATTGAATGTTCCATCCAGTAATCACATCTGGAACATCTTCCATCCAATAGTTTATAAATGATGAAAGCAATTCATACTCAGTAGGACAATGATGATAAATTACATTCTTCTGTTTGTTAATAAAAGGTTTACTTCCCCAAGTAATGATCTGCTTAGTAGTATAGTCTTGGATTGAGATTGCCAAAATCTCTTCTGAGCACGATT